CCTGATCCCTGCGAAAGTGAACACCTCTAACCAGGAGCGGTAATGGTAGTTCCATACTGCCCACTCAAGCGAACCTCCTGACGTAGATACACCCTGAGCGACAGACTGATAGGACATCACTCTACTTCCCATAGTCTCTACCATGTCCGGATCGTAGCTGGCGAACCCTAGGGCAGCTTTCGCACCCTGTCGGATCGGTTCACCATCGTACCACCGTTCGTTCAGGACTATGGCAAAGCGGTCTGATTCATAGTTCTTGTCTACAGATTCTTCCCAACTCATCATGTTGTAGCAAGAACGTCTGAATTCCCGATAGAGATCGGCGTTCCGTCTGACTTCCTCCTCGGTAGTACCACTTATCCCTGACACACATAAGGCATCGTCGATGAACACCCCGGACATGGATTTCCCTATCAGCCAGCCTCTAGCTACAGCGTGCATACTGATGTAACTCCTCATGTCTGCGTGATTCAAGGTATTCCCTTTTCCAGTCATTCCTTCGAAGTTCGATCCGGAGTTGTAGAAGGTCAGAAGCCTACCGTGAGCTCGTATATGAATCTTAGCTCTCGTCATTGGTCTAAACACATCTAAGAGTTCCTCTCGATCGAGATCTTCTGCATACATCCGTGCCAGATCCTCGTGGTACTCTTCGTCCATATGGGGCGAAAAGGCTGCCATGTCCGTGGACTCCATCAAAGGAAACATCGACGTTCTACAGGATGCAATGCAATCTTGTAGTGTATCAATTTTATCCTTGTAGGACAGTCCCAGGAGGTTCTCCTCGGTATGCTTGAGTTCCAGTTCTTTCGAGAGTTCTAGGTGAGACATGGCCATTCTAGGTGCGATGGGAGCTTGGAAGTACATTCTAGCCTTATCCTTCTTGTATTCTAACCTACCGCCCGATAGGACATTGAAGTCGGAAGGGAGTCGATTGGAGAGACAGCTCTCTAGTCCTCTGGGAGTCTTGCAACTTACCAACCACATGAGCATATTTCTCTCCCAGGGAGGCGCGTCCCGTAGTGCTTTCTCATCCTTGAGGTACCTAGCATTAGAGGGACAAGTCGATTTGTCTTCGCAACCTAACAGTTGGGCATCTGTGGATACGACCGTTCTCAGACAACCTGTAAGATCCACGTCGAAAGAGTCTGCATAGGACCTCTTGGGAATGCCATGCTCATGGTAGGTCGCGTGCCATGGTTTCACTCCAATGCCCTCCCTGATTGCACCAGGATAGAGCAGACTTCCGGAGATGCGCTGAACTCTACGGATATGTCTCCAGCGGCGATAGGCTCTGAAGTCGTTCCAACCAGCGGCTTCTACGGATCCAGGTGGTCCTCCAGTTTTGAGCCTACCTGCATAGAGGTCCACTTGTCGATTGTAGTCTTGGAATGGACACGTCTGCGGCCTGAGAGCTAGCTTCTTAACATCTACTAGATCCGTGCGTTCCTTGACGGGTAGCCTTGAAAGAATCTGCATGATGCGGGTGAAGTCGTGGGGATAGAAGCCTAACTTGTCGATGACCTTCTGTCGAACTCTACCTATGTTATCGGTATAGCGGGTCCCGGCAAGGTCGGCGTCTACTGTATCTACAAGGAGCGCTATACTGACACCTATTTTTCCGGTACCGTATCCAAGTCTGGCCTCGTCATGGTAGAGCGACTCAACGTAGTTGAGGATTACGGTCGAAGCCGCCTGAAGGGCCGTTGCGGTGGTTCGATTTCCGAGTCCGAGCTCGTTGGAGTAGCATTTCCAGTAAGAGGAGTAGATGGCGAAGGACTCGAGTACGCGTCTGACATCTCCGACATCACTTCTGGTGAGGGCGAGGACCCTTGAACGTTTGTGGTCGAGGATGAGGAAGAACTCTCCGAGTCGGAGGGTGTCGATCTCGCTGGTCTCGCTGGGATTGCGACCGCCGATGCGATCGGTTGAGGGAACCCAGGCGGGATCAATGCCATCGCCGTCATCGAGGTGGGCAACGATCGCATCGTGACGCCTGGGCGATGCGCTGAGGGGATCTGTGAATATGTATTTACC